CCGCAAGGGCGACGGCGAGGTCACTGTAAAGGCTCTGGTTATTTCAACGACAGTCCCGGTTCCGCGGGGCTCTTGAACGGCTGTCCCCATTTTTTTTGCGAATATCGTACAAACTTGCTTGACAGCCGGTAAGCAACCTTTACCATGGACCCATCGAAACGGAATTGATGGGGACAGCAGATGACCAACCTCCAGACCCTGATCGCCCAAGAGGACGCAGCCGACGCAGCCCGTGAAGCGCGCCGCGCAATGATCGCTGAGATGGTCCGCATGAACGCGGCTGTCGCTTTGGATCAAGGGCAGGTTGAAGCGTACCGCGACAACCTGACCGACGAACTCAACGCGCTCTCTGACTTCAGCCTCAACGAGTTCTCGGACGCGCTGGCCGCTTACGACGCCGCCGTGAGCCGTGGGTGATCGCACTCACGGACCCGCATCGGAAACGGTTGCCTGAACCAAATCTAATCTGAGGACCGACACATGAACACCCGCACAATCTACACCGCAGCTTATCGGGCCGGATACCAAGATGGTCGTGACGGGCGCGACAGCGCCGAGCTACGTCCGTCCGGGTCATTGCGAACGGTGTCTGACTACTGGGCCGGATACGATGACGGCTGCAACGCACCGCGTCACAGCCCGAACGCTGAACCGCTGATGCGCCACTCGGAGGAACGGTCATGAAACACTTCCTGAACCAAGCCGACCCGATGGCCGCCCTTCAGACGGAACTGGATCGCATGATCGCTCCTGTCACATACGACAGCCCGCTCAGTGTCACGCTGTCGGTGCAGGACTGGCTTGGCATTCGGACGCAGCTTGCCTTCGCCGCGTTCAACAACCGCGCGCGCGGTGAAGTCGCCACCGCAGAAGTCACTGGCAAGTTGCTCGACAAGCTTTACGACCAGACACAGTCCGCACTGGACGCGGCGGCGGACGCTGCTGATGCGGAGGACGTAGCATGAGTGTTGTTCACTTCAACCGCCGCCTGCCCAACGGAACGACCTATCGCTTGGGGGCGGCGGTGCAGAATGACGCGGGTTGGCGGTTTATTTCCAACGTTGCTTCGCACCATTCGAGCCGCAAGGCGCACGTCACCATGAAGAAATGTATCCCCCGCTGGGTTGGTTACCCGGATCGCTGTGAAACCGAGGTGATGCGAGCGGAGGTCGAGTCATGAGCATGGACACCCGCTGCATCGACGGCACGCTGTACCGCACGCCCGCGCGCCGCGATCCCGACGATCCCTACTACGAATACGCCGTGGGCCGCTGCCAAACGTGCCACGGCGAGGGTTGCCGCACTTGCGACTGCTGCGACGGGACATTCCCGCGCGACGAGGTTGCGGTGACGCACTACCTCGGCATGGAAACGTGGGCCTGCGAGGAATGCCGATCATGAGTTACCGAGACGAAACCGCTGCGCTGTTGATCGAAGGCGTCGTCATGACGCTGTTCCTCGCAACCCTGCTTTTCTGGGCAGCAATATTGGGGCAACCATGAACATGAAGAACCTACAACAAGCCGCTGACGATGCCGGCGTGATCGCGGAGACGGTCGAGACGCTTATCAAGTTGCTCGACAGGTTTCACGCTAACCACCACCAGCAGTACGAAAAATTGGTGGCTGTTTGGCCAGATGCGGAGAGCCTCAACGCGAAGCCTCTCTATGCGCTGGAGCGGCAACTGTCCCCCCCGGAGGACGAGTGATGCTCAGCCCGCCCACCACTCTCAGCCCCGAGCGCGACACCCGCGTCGGCGCCTCGTTCCTGCCCATACTCATGGCCGGCAAGACTGAAGAGATCATGCGCGAATGGCAGCGCCTCACGGGCGATCCGGCCTACGTGCCGCCGAACTTCGATAACAATTGGCCGGTTGCCCTTGGCCGTTATCTCGAACCTATGGTGCTGGACTGGCACGAGCGAAAGCATGGCCCGCTCACGCGCCGCGGCGAGTGGGTGCCTCACCCACACCGCCCCTGGCTCGGCTGCACGCTCGACGGCTACCGCGAGACGGACAAGACGGTTCTCGACGCCAAGGTTGTCGGGCAGTGGCGGCGGATGGAAGAAGTGATCGCCTACTACACGCCGCAAATGGTTGTCCAACGAGACTGTGTCGGCGCAGAGAACGCAGCCCTATTGATCGTTCACGGCGGCTCCGAGCCTGTCGAGTGCCCCGTCACTTGGACTCCCGACTACGAGGCCGAAGTCTGGACGCGCCTGGACGAGTTCTGGGACTGCGTTTTATCGCTCACGCCGCCGGGTGGTTTTGTCGAGAAGATCGCAACCCCAGCGCCCGTCAAGACTTATGAAATGTCCACGTCAAATGCGTGGTGCGCCAACGCAGCAGCGTGGATCATAAACAAAACCGCCGCCCAGGACTTCAACGAAGCCGCGAAAGAGATCAAGGCCCTCGTCCCCGCAGACGCCATCCAGTGTTTTGGTGGTGGAGTCTCTGTCGTTCGTAACAAAGCCGGCTCTCTGACGATAAAGGAAAGCGCATAGCTATGCAGACCGAGAACACCAACGAGCTTGCCGCCGCCCTTGCCAAGGCGCAGGGCGCAATGGAGGCCGCCAAGTTCGACAAGGTTAACCCGCACTTCAAAAACAAGTATGCGAGCTTGGCCGCCGTTGTCGATGCCATCCGCAAGCCGTTGGCCGACAACGCCCTGTCCTACACGCAGACGACCGCTATCCGCGACGGCGGTTTTGTCCTCGTCACAACATTGCGTCATGCAAGCGGCCAATGGGTTGCGTCAGAGTATCCATTGCCGGTCGATGTCAAGCCGCAGGAACTGGGCAGCGCGCTAACGTATGCCCGCCGGTATTCGCTGAGCGCCATTGCCTGCATTGCCGCCGATGAGGACGACGACGCCGAGGGCGCGCGCAAGGACGGCCAAACCAACTCAAAGCCGCCGGTCAAGCCAGCCGCCGTCGAGCCGCCCGTCCACCCTGAAACCGGCGAGGCAGGCCCCCACCTGATCGTTGAAGACAATGACATGCGCTGGGGCGCTAAGTTTGTCGCCGCGATCAAAACGACGAAGTCGCCCGGCGAGATCAACGCTTGGATCGATGCCTGCAAGGAACGTCTCGACGCGCTGGCCACTGACGCCCCGAAAATACATGACAGGATCATCACCAACATCGAAGTCGAGGCCGATCGACTGAAGCGGACGGCGGCATGAGCCGGGCAACGATCGTATTGCGGGGGAACGAGGACCGACTGCGCGCCGTCAATTGGTGTCAGAAGGCGCCAGACGGGACGCGCATTGAGTTCAAGTCGTCGCGACGCACAACTCCGCAAAACGATCGCATGTGGGCGATGCTGACCGACATTGCGCGCCAGCTCCCTTGGCATGGCGTGAAGCTGCGGCCCGACGACTACAAGCTAATTTTCCTGGATGCGCTCAAGACCGAGCTTCGCATGGTGCCCAATATTGACGGCACGGGCTTCATCAATTTGGGCCGCTCGTCGTCCGATCTCTCGAAAGAGGAAATGAGCAACTTGATAAGTCTCATTGAAATGTTTGCCGCCCAGCACGGCGTCACGCTGCATGACGAGGAACAAGCAGCATGATGCCGATCAGCGATCGAAAGGCGCTTCGCAACCAGCTCCGCGGCATGTGGGAAAACGGACTCGACACCGTAGACATGGCCCGCGCGTTGCAAGTGCCAGAGTCGCTCATCGAGCGCGAACTGCACGCCGCGCTGGAAGTGAAGCGTTCGATCATCAGTTCTTTCGGGAACGAGCAATGAGCCGCCGCGAGTTCAGCAAAAAGGTAAAGCAGGCCGCGTTCGTCAGGGCGGATGGCCACTGCGAGGCCTGTGGCGCGAACTTGCGCGGCAAGCCGGTACACTACGATCACGAACTAGCGGACTCGCTTGGCGGCGAGCCAACGCTGGCGAACGCAAAAGTTTTATGCGTTCCTTGTCATGCAGAAAAAACCGCCGGGCACGACATGCCGCTGATCGCCAAGGGCCGCCGCATCCGTGAGAGATCGATGGGCATCAGGAAGCCCCGCCGCACGATACCGGGCCGACGCTTCGACGGCACGCCAATTTTACCGCGTATAAAGGAGGGTTGACTGATGTTCGAGATCGCAGGGGGTATTTTGCTGGCGGTGCTTGTGTTGACGTGCCTCCCGTGGATCGCGCTTGCGGCAGCTGCCGTGTTTGCAGTCTTGATTGCTCTGGCAATCGTCGCCGCGATAGTGGCTCTCTGGATGAACCTTGCTCCAGTGGAGGCGGTCGTCGCATTCATCATCGTAGCGTCTGTGGGGTTCCTCTATTTTCTAGGGGAGGACGAAGAGCAATGGCAAAAGTTCTGGCGTAGAGCGTGCGTACAGAAGTGAGTTTAACCAGAGGGAACGACTACCATGAGGAAGCTACTGCTTGCTACTGCCGCACTGGTCGCGCTCGCGCTACCGGCACAAGCGGCAACCGTCACTCTCGGCTTTGACGCCAACGGGCCGAGAGACTGGAACATCGACAACGCCAGCACGCTGATCCTGTCGCCGACAGTGCCAGCCGGTAATCAGGTGGATAATATTCCTTGTATAATCTGCGGCAAAAACCAAACTCATCAGCCGGACGGGTTCGGATATAATCTGTTTGGCAACACCGGCAACGAGACGAATGTTAGCTTCTTCTCGACCTCGGTGGTGCCAAACGGCGGGCAAAGCAGCGGCCTCGCCATCGATCAGATCGGTGCGGGCTATAACATCGGAGACGGCACCGCCTTCAAGCTCGCTCTGCTTGGCCGCACCGACTTCACTGTCGGCATCGATGTCAACGACACGAACACTCCGCAGACCTTGGAGTCGTTCTGGTTCTTGAACCTGACGCAGCACACGGTGCTGGCGGTGTTCTCGCCAGGACCAGGGGGAACGCTGTTGGCGAACGCCAACAACGGCACCGGCTATCCGGACTGGACGCTCAGCGGGTTTGACATCAACCGCGGCGACATCGCGTTGGGTGACCAGATCATCTTTTTCGCACGTATCTCGGGGGCGAACGACGGGCCTGATAGCTTCTTCATCAACCCGAATGCGCAAGTGGCTGTCCCCGGCCCAATTGCCGGCGCCGGCCTGCCCGGCCTCGTCGCAGCTTGTGGTGGCTTGATCGCGTTCGCTCGTCGGCGGCGCAAGCAGGCTTAGAGCACTCAACGGCGCGTCGTTAGGGTCGATACCCTTTCCATGCGCGCCGCGAGCCTGGTGGTGGCGTTGGTTTCGCCCTTCGCCACCCCAGTGTTTCAACCCAAGGGAGCGGCAAATGAACGAGCCCAGCAAGACGAACGGCACCGACAAGCCAGAACTACCGGAGCGTTACGAAGCATATGCAAACACCTTCGTCCGCCAGCAGATGGCGGTGGCCGCCGAGCGCGATCAACTCGCTGCGGACAATGCCAAGCTGCGGGCCGACATTGTCCTCTACAAAGTCGAGATCGAGGCCCGGCATAGCGAGCTCAACGAGCTGCGCTCGAACGAGCAAACTGCCATGCTGATGCGCGACAAGGCGATCGCCGAGCGCGCCAAGTGGGAGGCGTTGTTCATTTCGATCCAGGCGCAGATGCGCGTGTTCGAGGTTCCGGCGGCACCGCTGGTAACGCAACCTAATGAATGATCAGCGCACGCTGTGTTGGTGGTCAACCGGAGCGGCCAGCGCGATCATGTGTATGCTTACACTACGGAAGACGCCCGACGCACTGATCGTTCGCTGCGAGACTAACAACGAAGACCCAGACAATTACCGCTTTGAGGCGGACATGATGAAGCGGCTCAACCGATCCGTCACGTTGCTCAAGTCGGACGAATACAACAGCGTACCTGAAGTGTGGCGGCGGCGCCGATATATGTCAGGAAACGAGGGTGCCCCATGTACCTCCGAAATGAAGGTTGCGCCTCGACTCGCATTTCAGCGCCCTACTGACATCCACGTTTTTGGCTACACCGCAGACAGCGAAGACGTAGCGCGGTTCGAGCGGTTCAAGAAAACATATTTTGAGTTGAGCGTCCGCGCCCCGTTGATCGAGGCCGGCATCACCAAGGCCGCCAGCCTTGCAATGGTTGAGCGCATGGGGATCGCCCTGCCCCGCAGTTATGCGATGGGCTTCGGCAGTGCCAACTGCTTGCAGACGGGGTGCGTCAAAGCGAGCAGCCCAAATTATTGGAGTCTCTATCGTCACCACTTCGGCGAGGCGTTTGCCCGCACGGCAGCCTACTCCCGCGAGATCGGATGCAGGCTAACCCGCATCAACGACGAGCGCATCTTCCTCGATGAGCTTCCAGCTAATTGGCCAATGTCAGAGCCGATCGTGCCGGCGTGCGACTTTTTATGTGCGATCGCCGAGATGGCCGATCAATGAACACCTTGGCCCGCAGCGTGCTGATCGGCGGTGCCGTCATGGCGACGATCGCGGCCACGATCGCGCTGGGCCGTGGCCCGGTGCCAGCGCATACGTTTCGCGACAAGCCATTTCAGGACGAAGTCTGGCGCGAAGACATGGCCACGCTGGCGCTGATATCGGCGCGGCTTGAGGCATTGAACAAGCCGAGGCTGGTACAGACTGAAAGCATCAGGCCCGTCGAGCGCGATCCGCTCATGGTGGCGCTGTCCACCGAGCCGGCGATGGCGCCCGTGCCAAAGCGCAAAGCCACGCTGGTTGCTGGCGACATTTGCGCCAAGCACAACATGCGCCGGGTGTACGACGGCCCACGGTGGCGGTGCCGGAAATGACAGCATTGTTCACAATGAACGAGGCGGCTGGGGAGTTGCGGATAAGCCGCCGCTCCTTGCAGGACTTCCTGCGCGTTCACCCCTACTATCGGACGTTCGGCCGCAGGAAGCTGTTTTCCCGTGAGGACATCAACCGCCTGATCGAGGCCTTGCCATGCCCTGGAAGCTCACCCCCCCGCGCGAAGGCCGCTCGCCATACTGGTTCGTCCGGGGCAAATACCTTGGCATCGCACTGGACAAGAGCACAGGAACTGCTGAGCGCCGAGCGGCCCAAGCGATCTTCGCCACATGGAAAAGGCAAGCCGAACGTGGTGAGTTTTCCAAGCGCCCGGAACCCGTAAGTGAGCCCGACTATTTCATTGCCGCGGCTGTCGCGTACATGGACGCAGGCGGCGAGCGCCAATACCTCGATCCGATCATAACGCGCTGGAAAGACAAGCTCTTGCACAACATAGATCAGATCGCGATCGACACGCTGGCCAACGAGCTATACCCGGCAGCGCCGGCCTCGACGCGCAACCGCCAAGTTTACACTCCCGTCTCGGCCGTCCTAAAGCATGTCGGGCTCGATCGCAAGATCCGGCGCCCCAAGGGCTGGCGCGGCAACAAGCGCACGTTCTGGCTTAAGCCGGAACAGGCGTTTGCGCTGATCGAGGCCGCCACCAAGATCGATCCCGAGTTTGGGCTGCTTTGCGTGCTGCTGAACTACACCGGCCTGCGGCTGTCCGAGGGGCTCGGCTTGCAGTGCGAGCAAGTCGAGTTGCACCGCGAGTTCGCCTATATCCCCGACACCAAGACGGGCGAGCCCCGTGCCGTCTATCTACCGCCCGTCCTCGTCGCTGCGCTCGCCAACCACCCCAGGGGCATGGACAGGCGCGGCAGGCTGTTTCGCTTCCACAACGGCGGCCGGCTGCGGGATATGCTTGATATGGCCAGCGAGGCCGCTGGAGTCGTTTTGCCGAGCCGGACAGCGTTTCATGCTTTTCGGCACACGTATGCAACGTGGATGCGTCTCTACGGCGGCCTGGACGCCCTGGGGCTCACTAGGACTGGCGCGTGGACTGACATGGCCTCCGTCGAGCGTTACAGCCACAGCGAGCCCACCGCCGAGGCCCGCCGGGCGGCTGAACTGCCGACACCGAAACGTGCGGGTGGCGGGCGAAACATCAAGAGCGCGAGCTAACCCCATGAAAAACAACAACCCGGTAGTCCCTTCACACGGGAGAGGTCGAAGGTTCGATCCCTTCAGCGCCCACCATTTTACGGGCCTTTTTGAAGTTCCATCCGGCACAGAACGGCAACAGGTGGCACTAGCCGGCACGGCTGAGTGTGCGCCAGACGTGCGGGGAATATTGTTTTGTTCTGGGGGCGTCGTCATAGCCGCCTGCTTAATGCTGTCAGTCACCTTTCTCAGCGCAGTCGCTATGGAACCGGCGCAGCCGCCCCCGCCGCAGTCGATCAAGAAATTCCATGACCGGGTGCCTGCTGTCCCAAACCTGGCGACTATTGACATAGTGCAGGATGGCCAGCGACAGCCGTTGGCGTTTCAGGATCGCTGGGATGGGACACCTTTCGACAAGCAACCGAAGGCGTGGCCAATGGTTGTTCCCGCTATGGGGTGGCTGCGATGACCAAGCTGCTCGATCTGGAAACCAAGCTGACGATCCTGATGGATAATCCGTGCGCCTGCAGGATCTGCCGGCAGGCCGCCTCGCTCGCCAAGAAGGAACTGGCGGGAGCAGAACCGCTGGATCTGAAATTGCTGGGAACCCCGGAGTTTGATGCCGCAGTGCAGAAGTTTGAAAAGGACGAAACCACGCGCCTGCAGGCCGTCTACGATCTCATCAACCGCAGCCGGTGTCTGTTAACGCCACTGCCGGCACCTCGGCTCGACACCGTAACGCCAATCCCAGACTTGCCAGCCCCGGAAGAATGGCGCGACAGGATCGAACACTATCGCAAGCACAGCATGAAGCCGCGCCTGCGGAAGGACAGTGCAGAGGCTATCGCCAGCCCGCGCATACCGGGCAGCTTCGTCTTCAAGTGAACTTACAAAGAGACGATAATTGCCAGCGCCAGGACGAATGCGCCAACCAGTGCAACTGCGATCAGCGTTATGACCAGATCGCGCCACGTCATTCGTGGTCGCTGGCGCCCAAGAAGACATCGTCACCATTGATGGTCAGTTCCAGTTCGACGCCTTCCGGCACGTTGAGCGTGACCTTTACGACTGGCTTTGGCTCGGGAGCCGCGCTGTCGTCCGGTAGGTGAAACACGTCTTGCGGCGGCTTGGCCATAGTCAACTTCCCCATGAGCGCAGCTAGTTTATGTCTATCGTCGCGTGGCACAGCGTTCCATCTGTAGCATGTTGCGAGCGAGCGCCCGGCAGTTGTTCTCGGCAGTGATGGCGTCAACCTCGTAGCGAGTGTAGTACGGCGGTCGCTCGGCGATCGTCGTCACGATGCAGCCGGATAACAGGAAGGCAACGGCAATCAAGATGACGCCCAGACATGCGGCGTAGACGAAATAGCTGCGGCCCATCACAGCCTCAGTGGGTGTACCACACCCAACAGTCCGGCGATGATGTAGACCACCACCAGCACCACAATGACAGTGATGAGAACATTTATCACGGTGTGGAAGGGTGCGGGTAGCGGGACTAGCGGAAGTAGGGCTTGTATGGCCCAAATGATCACGCCCAACACGATCAGCAGCAGCACGATGCTTATCAATGTTCCAATCATGACGGTGCCCTCGGTTTGCAGGCTTGAATGAGTTGCGCGATTAACTCGGAATTGGCTTTGTCGCGCGCCTGGGCGTTGGCCGCCACGTCGTTCATCAGCATTGTCACAAAAACCAGAAAGGCGACGTTCACCATCAGGAGCGCAATGGCTATCGGCTGCCCAGTCATCGAGCCAAGTGCGACCTTGAGGGTTTCGCCAATTGGCATGACGGCTCACGGCGGTTGCGGTTGCGTCTTGGCAATGAAATCAACCAGCGTCAGCGGCGGCTGGCCCTCCAGCGTGCGGATGCGGTTCTCATGGTCGTAGGCGATTGTCTGCTCGTTCGATGGCTGCGGCGGCGCTGCCGGCGGTGGCGCGTAGGGATCGGCCACGCCGCCGTCCTCGACCCACTTGAGATACTCCGCGTAGTCGCGGTTGGCCGGATCGCTTGGGATGCATGCGCCGTCTACGGTGCGGATCACGGCATCGGTTGAAGTGAGTTGATACTCTGCCATCACAACCTCGCATCGAGCTGGATTACACTGATGTAAAAAAGGAGAGGTTGAAGCCCGGTCAGTGCAGGCGTAAAATTACCGAAATTATAAATGCCGGTTTCTGATGTATTAACCGCAATGGTCCCGTTGGGTGATGTTTGGGTATATGTCTGAGTG